CACGTGTGGAGTGAAGTTTTAGTGGATTATCGCTAATCCTTTTTAAGCTTGACCGGAAATAAATATTGATCCGGGAGGCGGATAATCTCCAAACGTTACAAAACAGGAGTTGCGCTGCGGCGTTCAGGCGTCTCTAGGGGTACTGCCCAGGAAAATGGCTTTTATGATATGGCGTGGCTTCAGAAGGTGACGAAATCAAGACACAGCGGCTTGGTTATCGCAACGGCAGCCAATCATTTTCATTAGTAAATCGGCCCGGCGGGCTGCAACAGATTACCATTTGCCACTAGCTGCTTCGTTTTCAAAACCTTCGTTGGTAGTACTGCCGTCCGCCATCAGTCTGGCAAATGCTGCTTTCACCTCGGCCAGTTCTGATTTGCAAGCATAAAGCTCATTTTTAATTTCTTTGAATGCTTCCACGTACAGTGCTGACAACGCGTTGTAGTCAAGCGCAAGCGGGCTCTCAATTGTTCGGCATTCCTTGTCAATGGTCGTCTCGTCTGCCTCGCATTCCGTCACGGCTTCCGGCAGTACCTTTTGTACATCCTGGGCTATAAGCCCAGCGTTCCGTGAAGTGTTCTGAATCGTCGTGTGCATCGAGTACGTCACGCCGCGAAGCTGGCAGATTTTATCTAAGGCGCTTTCCACCGGCCTGATCCAGAACTTCGCGCGCTCGTCGGAGGTGGCCGTGAACTTAACGGCCCGAATCTCACCAGTGGCCCCGTTGATTGACATTTCCGATCCCGTAGCGCCTGTAGAGCTATTGTCTGGCCTGATGCAGATGAATTGCCCGTTTGCGATAGGCTTTGAATAAATAAGCCCACGGTTTCTGTTGTCGCTGTTGATGAAATAAACGTGAGCATTTGCCGTTGCAGATGCTGCTTTGGAATTTAAATAACCAGACCGAGACTCAACCGTTGAGCCATACCATCCCTTATTGCACCCAGCCCAGTCCGACTGTATGACAATATTTGTTCCGTGCTTATAGTTATAAAGAACGGTGTCATTGTTTGCGCCAGGCTTGCCCACCAGCATAACGTTAGAACCATCATTATCGCGGATAAGCATGTAAGTTGCCTGGCTCGCTCCGGTAGGGCGTAACGTCAAAACCTCACCATTGTGCTTAAACTCGGCGCCATAGCCAGACATCATGCGACCAGACGGCTCAACCTCCCCACTCTGCCTGATAGTGAAGAATCGCGGCCCCGTCGGGTTACGGTTAACCATTGAGATATTGCCAGTAGAGGTGTCGCACCACAGCTCGATCCGGGCTTTGGTTTCGCCGTCAGTTCCGACAATTTCAGAAAATAAAGCGTGCCCCCTTACCGCATCATCAGAAATCATTCTTGTGCAGATGTCGCTGTTACCTTTTATCAGGTTGAATTCGACATCATCAGAAACACCGAGGCCGAGATTATTTCTTGCGGCGGCAGGGTCTGACACGTCAGCAAGATTCTCATCCTTTTTCAGCAGATTTGATGCATCCAACGCATCAGCAAATTCTTGCGCGCGCTCGGCCTGCTTAAGAGACTCGGCAGCCGACTCGCTGGCAGACGTTGCCGAATCTGCCGCAGCGCTGGCACTGGTGGCCGCATCACTGGCACTTTGGGTGGCGCTGGCCCCGGCATCCTCTGCCGCCTGTTGCGCTGCTGCGGCGCTGTTCGCCGCCGCCTGAGCATCATCGCGCGCAGCTTCTGTCGCCGTTCTGTCGGCGCTTACGCTGGCCTGCGCCGCCGTTATGTCATCAACCATCTGATGCAACCAGTCCGGATCGAGCTCTTCCAGCAAATTTGCAATAGACGACCAGCTCGGCCCGGTAAACTCGCTGCCGTCCGGCAGCGTCACGGTGATGTCATTGCTTTCGGAAAATACTTGCTGCCAGTTCTCCTTGTCATGGTTCAGGCCGCGTAATGCCTCGGTAACCTGATTCACCACTTCCATCGTTATCTGGCTCATGGTGCTGCGTGGCACCGCCGACCATGCAAGCCCAGCAGCATCGGGGCCGGTATAGCTTTTGGAGAGCGTCAGCGCCGTGTCGCTGTCCACTGACTTAATCGCCAGCGTGTAGACAACCTGCCCCGCCGTGAAAACGATGTAATCGCCTGCGGCCAGCTCTGCGGTAAACGTGGTGCCTTCGCCTGTAATAGCGGCTGTACCGTTGGCGATGCTGATAGTGCCTTTAGCCATTCAGTTAACTCCTGAAAACAAAAAACCCGCCGAAGCGGGTTATTAAAAAATTCATGGTCAGTACATGCTGTCGAGCAACAATACGTTCAGGCCCGTTGACTTGTTCACATCCAGCGAATAATCAGCCGTCCAGATTGAAGCCACGTATCCGCGCCCCACCCGCACCGAATTTCCCGACCGCACCAGCCCCTGATATTTGGCATAACACCAGCCGCCAGCCACATCGGTTTGGGCTCCATACCGGCCCAGCATGATGTAGCGGTTGCCGATATCCGTGGCGATGCCGGATGGCTTATAAAATGCGTTGCTGTAGAGGAACGGGCGTTTAGTCGTTGAAAACGTACATTGCCCTTTGCTGTTAAAGAAATTAAGCCCCGGCCCCGCCACCGGCGCGACGCCGGTCGCAAAGATAACCACGTCCATTGTCACGGTGGCGTTGACGTTCGCCCCGTTACGTTCAGCCACGGCACGTACCACGCTGCCGTCATACTCCACCACGACGCCGGACGCGCTCCATTTCGCAAACACGACATAGGACTGACGGGTGTAACCCGTGGAGGGCGGCGACCAGGAGCCGGTAAACTTCACCCGGCCACGATAAACACACTGGCCGACCGTGGCGGCATCAGTGATGGCGGTAAAGTCGGTACTGTCAGAAATGTACAGTCCGCGATTCCCCGACTGGCTGGCAGGCAGGATCTGCCAGACCGTGCCGGGGTAGATTTTCCCGCTCATGTTGTAATTTGACCAGGCGGAGAAGGTCAGCACATTTCCGCTCTGTGATACGCCGGTTAACACGTCCATATCCGGAATCAGACTGGTGCCGCCGCCAACATAAATCCCGGCGGTGACATGCGGCGCAAAAACGGCTGTAGAGCCCGTTACATAACCGGGCATGGTGTATTTATTCCCGCTTCCGCTGGCATACCCGCAGTACGAAGGGCACCGGAGGCCCGCCGTTATTTCCATTGCGGGGCCGCCATCTTTCAGGTCGATATATAATCCGCTCGGCATTGTTACCACGTTCCCAGAATAATACGGCCACCGTTAGCCAGATTGACCGTCACGCCATTACCGTTAATAACCACAGTGTTACCGGCGCCCGTCATGGAAAAACGCCCTTCCGTGGCGACGATGGTTCCGCGCACCGTCACGTTGTTAAATTCAGCGGCGCCCGACTTGTTAATCGTCCAGCCGGTTTTACCGGCCACATAGTCATTCGACTGGATAAACGCGCCAATTTTGGCGTTAGTGATCGTACCGTCCTGAATAAAGGCGCTGTTCATGAATACCTGGCCGTTACTCACTGCAAAGGGCGAATAACGGTTATCACCGCTGCCGCTCGTCACCACAAACTGGTTAGCATTCACCGCGACACGGGTATCCACAGCCTCGCCGTTAACCGTCACGGCCACTGACAGCCCAGCGTCGTAATACTGCCCTTTGTACTCGACGCCGGTTTTCATGGTGTAGATAGCCGATCCGCCGTTGGCGTCAACGTAAGCATCCATTTTGCTTTCTACCGCTGCCGATAAATCAGCGTACTGCACCGCCACGGTGTCTTTAATCTCGCCAATGGCCGATGAGTTATCTGCGGTGGCCTGCTCCAGACGGGAGGCCGTGGCCTCGAAGTCCTCAAATTTCGCGTTTACGGTGGTTTCCAGCGCAGCAACGGATTTACTGGCATCAGAGGCCAGCGTCTGCGCCTGCATGATGCCCGCGCGGTTTTTGCCGTACTGCTTCCACTGCTGTTTAACCGTGTCGTGACTGCTCAGGGCATTCTGCAGAATGGCTTCAGGGTCGAGGGTTATCTGGCTCACCAGCGCCTCGCCGTCCTCTTTCGTCAGAAAATCGTCGGCGATATCCTCCAGGTAATCACTGGCCTGGTCATTCGCCATCCCGTCGATCCACTCCGTCCAGCCTGATTCGTTGCCGGTTTTGTCCACCAGCTGCGCCCGGTACATAAACCGCGCGCCAGCTTTGAGGCCGAGCTGCGAATAATCGCGCTGCGGATATGGCACATCGGCCAGCAAAAGCGGGTTTTCGGTATCACCGTTAATCGCGTACTGGATCTCGGTTTTGAGCGTGTCGCTGGTGTCAGCCGGAAAGCCCCACGTGAGGCGCACCCCCCAGTTCAGCGACTCAGCGGCGAAGTTAACCGGCTTCGGCGGGTTGCCCTGCTTGCCGTTAAGCGTCGTCAGTACCGAATAACCCCACACGCTGGAGACTTCAACGGCGTTAATGGCGCGCACGCGCACCAGGTAATCCCCGGCATAAATGCCGTCGATATCGAAGCCGCAGACCGAGGAGCGCGGGATGTTCACCCAGTTGTTATTATCGCGCCGCCACTGCGCCTCGTAGGCGATAGCGCCGTCCACCGCATCCCAGGTGGCGTGTAGGGTCTGGATCGCCATGCCCTGGTTAATCACCGTGAAGCCTTCAATCTTCACGTTTTCCGGCGCGGCAACGTGGCCCGGCGGCACGACACTGATCGGGCGCTCGTCGATGATAGCGTCGGTGTCGATGCGCTCGTATTTGTCCGGGTCGTGCCAGGCGGCGCTGATGGTATAGGTGCCGTCGCCGTTATCTGTCACACTGGTGACGCGGTACTGCTGCGCATAAAGGTCGTCGCTCTCCACCATCCAGCACGCCCCGGCGTCCGGCGTGGTGTCATAAGCGGTCATGACGGTAACGACGTTATCCGCGACGGCGGCAATGGTGCGGGCCTGCACCGTGCCGTCCGGCAGGTTTACCAGCAGGCGATCGTCTTTTTTCGCCGACGGCACGCGGTCGAGGGTGAGAGTCCGGCCATCAGAAGCGCGGATCCGCCCGCCCATGACTCGCCCGGAAAGCAGCTCATCGGCTACGGCGATAATGTAGCCGGGCAGCGGGATATTGCCGTCGAGCCCCACGGAGAACGTCACAATGCGGTCGCGGTTGTTCGTCAGAATGCCCCAGCGGCCCTTTCGGTTGGCCTCGCTCTGCCGGGTGCAACCGATGGCAGTGATTTCAAGCTGGTTCACGCCGTAGCGGTTAACCAGATCCGGCTCAAATACCGGCTCCATCGTGTCGGCGTACTGGTTATCGGGATCTGACCAGCTCACCAGTGCTGTTGAGTAGCGGGCTCTGGTCGTGCTGCTGGCGTAGGTGAATCGCCCCTCAACCACGTTCGCGCGGGTGTAGACGTAATCCACATCACGCGGCATATCTGCCAGCGTCACCAGCTGATCACCGCCCCAGTAGGTCATGCCACGGAAGATGGCCGCGAAGTCGCGCAGGACGGTAAATGCATCCTGCCGGTTCTGCACGTAGACGTTGCACACATAGCGCGGCTCTTTGCCGTCGCCGCCCCTGCCGTCCGGCACCAGCTGATCGCAGTACTGCGCCACCTGATAGAGCGTCCACTTGTCCACGTTATCAGCGTCCAGCCGGTCGCCCAGCCCGAAGCGGTCAGTAATCACCAGATCGTAAAACACCCAGGCCGGGTTATCCGTCCACGCCCATTTAAACGTTCCATCCCATGTGCCGCTGTAGGTGCGCGTTTCGGGGTCATAGTTGGCCGGTACGCGGATCACGCGCCCGCGCGGCTCGCAGGAAATCTGCGGGATGGATCCGTTAAACTGGCTCGAATCAAATTCCATGTAGAGTAAGGCGGTGTTCGGATAGCGCAGCTTCGCGTCAATAATGGTGGTGTAGCTTTCCAGCATCATGGTATCGCCGATGCGTGCGCTGTTCGCGTTCGGGGTGAGCCTGCGCAGGCGGAGGTTCCACGTTTTACCGGCGGGTAAATCAATGCGGTGGCTCCGCTCGTAGCCGCTGGTGGTTTTGCCGGATACTGCCGTTTTCAGCACCTGCTGCCAGCTCCCGCCGTCAACCTGCATTTCAACCACGTATTCCAGCGTGTAGCCCACCATGTCGCCGTTATCTTTCTGCTGGAACAGCTGCGGCCACTTGATGCGCAGGCGAACGGCGGAGAGCGTGGCGTCGTCAAAAGTGCGCGTCCAGCCCTTTTCCGTGGTGATCTGCATATTCGACAACGGGAACTCGTTTTCGGCGCCGGGAATGCCCTGTATATATTCCTGCGCCTGCGTGCCGGGGCGAAACTCCCATTTCACGCCGGGGAAGTTTTCAGTTCCGCTGGGGCCCATCAGCGGCGTGCCGTCCAGGAAGATGGACGTGCCATCGAGCTGGCCGCCGAACTCCCCTTCTCCCAGCGCCACCAGTACCTTCGCTTTGGCAACAGATAACAGGTTATCGTCCTGCTCTTTCGGCGTGTGCTGGTTGCTGCTGCCGCCTTTTGCGCCATGAATTGCTTTTTCTGTCATATCGCGCCCACAAAAAAGCCGCCCGGAGGCGGCCTGTTATCTGACTGAACTTATTTACTGCTGATCCTCGGCGTAGATACCTGCCGAGATAATCGCGCCACCGATACGGCGCTTACCGTAGAGAAGCGGCACGGGGTAGCCCTGCGAGGCGGTGTTGGTCACGCCACCGAACGCATAGGAGGCCCGGTTGTCGGCGTCCTGCTTGCTGGCGAGGCCCGGCGTCTGCGGTGAAAGCATCTGCGCGACGCCGGAAAGCGCCATTGCGGCCCCCATCTTGTAAAACCACGGCGACGCGGCAGCGAATGGTGTGAAGCTCAACACTACCCCCACCGCCACTAGCACCGCGCCAAAGATCATTTGCCCGATGCCCGCGCTTTTACTGCCGATAACGACGGGAACAATGCGGATCACATCCCCGGCAACCGGGAAGCCCAGCTCATCCACGCCGAGATTTTTCTTGCCCCGGAATACGTGGTAAGCCAGCCCGCGCTGTTTGCTGGTGTTCAGGAACTTCTCAAAGCCCGGTATCGTGCAACAGAGCGCCCTCACGGCCTCCGCCGTGGTTTTGACGGCCCGGCGATGGGTTTTGCCAAACTGGCGCGCCAGCGCGCCGCCCAGCTCGATTTTCGTCAGTGTCTGCGTCATGCCTCCCCCATCAGATCCTTGTGGCGCACAATCTTCATGGTTCTTTCACGCCAGTAACCGCCGTAAGGCGTTCGCCCGGACTGGTGGCCGTACAGGTGATGCAACAGCATGTTGCCTTCCAGCAGAATCCCGGCGTGGTTCCAGCGCGGCGCGCTTACCTGCATGATCACCATATCGCCCGGCTTCGGCGGCCCGTCGAACTCCCGAAAACCGCATTCATACCAGCAATCCTGATAAAAATTTTCCGTGTGTCCGGCTTCCCACCAGTGGTAATCCACCCGGTAATCATGCAGCTCGATCCCGTGCTCCTGCCGGAAATAGCTCATGATCAGCCCCCAGCAGTCATAGACGCCCAGCACAAACGGGCGGTCAATCAGCGGCAGCTCGCCGCGCGGGTAAATGGTGCGAAAATCCCCCTCCGGCCAGCTCACGATGTGCCAGGGCAGTTCCGTAACGTCACACTGCGCCCTGTCCAGCTCGCTCGGCTGGCTGGTGGCGTCAGGGTGGCTGTGAACGATGCCCACCACGTCGCCCTGATCTTCGACGCGGGCGTAGTCCTCCGGCGCGATGCGGAAATGCTCCGCCGGGTCGGTGGCAGTATTCTCACAAGGGATGTAGCGCAGCCGGTCACCCTGCTGGCAGATGAGGCCGCAGCACTCCTGCGGGTAGCTCTGCGCCGCGTGCCGCTTAATCTCATGAATCAGATTTTCGTCCACGGTTATTAACTCCTGATCAGGCTGGTGCCGGGGAATCCGCCGAAGTCGAGCGGCTGCGTATCACCGAATCGCAGCTTGCAGGCCGTCAGCGTGCCGTTGCAGACGTCCAGAGCCGGATCGTCCACGGGGTTATTCAGCCGGTCGAAATAGCGCGTGCCAGCGTAGGAACAGCCGTCGCCGCTGCGGTATTTGCCGTTAATGCACCAGGTACACAGGGAATGCAGCTGGCGGCGCGGTAGCTGCAACCCCTCCAGATCCATTGGACTGGACAGGACAAACTCCACGGCCTCGTTCGTTTCGCTGGATTTGCCGTTGATGTAGTAAACGCGCCGGATCTCCTGGGTCGGGTCTGCCGTCGGGTTGCCATCGGGGAAGTTGCGCGCATCGAGGTACTGCACCAGCGTGTCACGGATCGTCACCTTCGCCCTGAACAGGTCGTCATAAGCGAGGCAAAGCGCCGTGATCGAGGTATCCAGGTTCGCGACGGTTAACGTTGGCTGGGCGCTGCTGCCGTCGGTTGATGCCTCGATGCCGTCAATCTGGCACGGCCAGGCGGAATATTCTTCACCCTGCCACCAGATGGATTTGACCGGTAACTTGCTGTCATCGCCACCCGCAGCGGCGATTTCGTCGGCAGTGTGCGGCAGATTGTACGCATGGAAGCGCAGCACGTCGGGCATGTCGAAAGACTCGCCGCTCACCTCAAACAGCCGGATCGTGTTGCCGGGTTCCAACTGCTGATAATCACGGTAAAGTTTTACGGGGCGGTTGGTCGTGCTCATGGTGCGTATGCCTGTTTGAATGTAGCGTTAATGGTCATCACATTGCGTGAAAGCGGGGCCGAGCGGATTGATACAGGATCGACACGCCAGAGGCTGGTTTCGCCGTTCGGTGCCGTCCAGATGAAAGATTTAGCGACGTGGCGCCGCAAAAAGGCCAGAGCGGCCAGCATCTCGCTGTTTGCGCCGCTCATCTCAACCGGCCAGCTCTGGAACTCCGGATTGATGCCGTCGGCGGCCACCTGCTCGTAACCATCGCCAAACTTTGCGCGGCGAACAGTGGTTGTGTACTCGCCCTGCATCCCCGCCTGGATCTGCGTCGGCCAGCTGAAGGTTTCGATTGTCATCGGGTTTCCTCCGGGCAATAAAAAACCCGCCACGGTGGGCGGGTCTGATAGTCAGTAATGTTTTTCAGGGTTTCGCGGATCCCCATACGTGCTGTAACGCCGTCAATTCACTTTCCAGCGCGGCATCAAACCGTTCGGCGCAGGACTGCGGCATACCAGCCCGCAGTTTGCTAATCTCCTGCTTATTGCTCGTCATGATTTCGCCAGCCTGCTGGCGAGGCATACGGGAAACATAGCGCGCGGCCAGAGCTTTAACGGCTTCACGGTTCAGTTCAGCGGATTCCCCTTCGCCGATCACGAAATCAGTCCCGACCGGCTCTTGCTCCGGCGCTGCCTCGTTTGCAGGCTCAACAGCGCTACCGCAGTGTTTGCATTTGCGGGCTTCGGCGCTGATTAGCTCGGCACAAAATGGGCATTTAACCTGTTTTTCGCTGTCGCCTTTACCGAGAAGGGCCACCAGCAGGCCGCAGAGGACGATAAAAGCGCCTATAAAGATGTGATTTTGCCGGGAGGCTATAAGCCCCAGATTATTAACCCGGCTACCGCTTTCCGTTAAAACAGTCACATCCATATTGAAGGCAATAAAAGCCCATACCAGGCCCACAGCCAGCAAACCCCATCCCCATTTTTTCATGATGCCCCCTGAATAAATACTCATTTCCGTTCGACAAAGGGAAAGCCTAACGCCGCGTGAATCTGGCGCTTTGCGGCGAGTCAACCTAACGGGCTTTTGTGGCGCTCCAGATAATGCCGCCGGGCCGCGTCTCTTTCAGGATGCCAGCACGAATAGACTCGTTGATCGTCTGCTCGTAGGCGCGCTGAACAGCCACAGAGTTTTGCCGCTGCTGGTTATCATTACCTCCGCTCTGGTTGATGGTTACGGACGTTTGCACCGCTACGGTGTTGCCACTGCCAGTCAGCCCTGCGCGTGGAGCTTTTCCAACGTAGCCGCCCTCGGCATAACCAGGCGCGCCGTTCATCATCGCGTAGAGGTTGTTTACACCAATCCGCTCGGTAGCTTCTTTCGTAAAAACGAACTCGCCGCCGTGAACGATGCCCTTTGGCTCGTACTTGCTGCCGGGGCCGGTATAGCCCCCAGTGGCAAAACCGAAAAACTCACCTATAGCCGTTCCCTTTAAGGCACCCATTGCTGATTTCATGGCCTGCACTTCGGCCATTTTCACCAGCATTTGCGCAAGCCCTTTCAGCACATCAGACAGAAAATCATTAAAGCTGGCTTTCCCAGTGGTAACGAAGTCTACCAGGAAGCTGGTCATTCCGGTAAAGGTGTTCTGGCTGAAGTCGTAAACCTGCTGGAAGGTGTTAGTTGCGCTGTCCTCATAGTCAGCCCAGGCAACCTTTGCACCAGCCCGCCAGTCATCGCGCAGCTTGCCCTCTTTCTGATAGGTGGCTTCCAGCTCCCGTAGCGCCCGGTTGCGCGCCTCCGGGTTGTCGGCGTAGGTAGTCTTGATGCGGTCGCGTTCTGCGTCGCGTCCGGCTTCCCGGCTCGATTTTCCGTCCATTTTGGACTGGATTTCAGCGCGCTTCGCTGCCTGCTGTTCGGCGAATCTGGCTGCCTGCTGTTCAAGCTGGTTAAGCTTTTTCTGCTGCTCTACCTTATCGCCCAGGGCGGCCAGCTGCTGCCGGTAGGCCAGCGTTTGCTTATCCGCCGCCAGGGTGATCTGCTCCTGTTGGATTAACCCTTCCTCCTGCGCCTTTTTGGTCAAAATGGCGATTTCGGATTCAGTTTTCCAGAGGCTGCGGCGTTGCTGGCTGATAACGTCATTCGCCTGGCGATGTTTTTGCAACACGTCCAGCTCAGTTTGCAGTGCCAGCAGGTCACGCTGGGCGTTATCAGAAGAACGTTCAACCGAGCCGCTTCCTCTCGGCTTTTTCTCCTTCTCGGCGTAGCGCTTATTGATAACCTCAACGGCAGTCTGGCGCGCTTCCTTGCTCCATGCGTCTGGCGCTGCCGCTACCTGCTTCCACAGCTCAATCAGATCCCGCGTGCGTTTCTGCGCATTGGTTAAGCCTTCAGCCATCAGGCGGTTTCGTGCGCTGATTGACTTTAATCGGGCATCGTCGGCATCACGCGCCTTTTTCTGCCCCTCTGTCATGTCATTCTGGAGCTGTAAAGCCTGCTCCAGAAGGCCAATGTGGATCTTGTCCTGCTCTATCGCAGCCAGTTGGTTTTTGCGCTGCTGGTCATATTCCTGGCTGGCGGCGCTGGTGTCGTAGCTGTAACCATAACCCATGCGCTGGCGCTCAGGCTTAAGCGCCTTCTGCCGTTCTTCCAGGTCGGCTTTGAATTTGTTTAGCTTGTCCTCCACTGACTCCGGGCGGCCAATGTTTAACAGCTGATCCCACATATCCTTTGCGGCGCTGGTAACCGCATTTGCGGCACGCTCGATGTAGCCGAGGCTTTCGGCGATCTGTTTGCCCTGCCGTTCCATTGCCTCAGAGTAAAGCCTTACGGCCTCTGCTGCCGCGCCTTCCTTATCGCCCCGGCGTTCCAGCGATGAAATATAGTCATACTGGGCAGAGGTCAGATAATGCAGGCGCTGATTCAGTTCTTCGGATGCCTGCGAAGGGGCATTTTTCAGCTTTTCAAAATTGCTGATCGTGGCCTCGACTGACTGGCCCACGGCGCGCTCCATCGCCAGCGCGGCCTTTGTCACCTGCTCCAGCTCAGATCCGCTGAATTTGCCGGTGCCTACCACTTTAGCCAGAGCGCTGGCCGCTTCGCCCTGGGTGAAGCCCCCGCGTGAAATCGTACGCGCCAGCGTGTTGAGTTGTCCGGCAGTTTTGCCTGCATAATTTCCTGTCAGGATTAACTGCCGGTTAAAGGCGTCTGCCTCTTTGCTCCCTTTATACCAGGCTGTAATAAGCAGAGAGGCCACGCCCACCAGCCCGCCTAATGCAAGTTTGGTAGGCGTTATCGCACTCATAACGCCTTTTAACGCATTACTGACGCCCCCGAACGAATCCTTAATCTGACCGCCCTGCTGGATGGCAACCATCCAGACCGGCATTCCCGATGCCAGAGACGTCACCACATCGGTGATCTGCATAGGCAACATGCGCATCGCCTGCTGATACTGGCCCGCGCTAATCGCGCCTTTCTTCCAGGCTTCGTCCTGCTCGCGCAAACGGGCAATCAGCGGTGCCGTCTGCTGGGAGACGCCCAGCTGCGCCGCTTTCAGCTCCAGCAGTTCGGTACGGGTTTTACCGATGGCGTTTACCTGTTCCTCTAACGAGGCAACAAAGGATTGTGCCGTCGCAGCCGCACGCTGTGCCGCCCTGGCCTGCTCCAGTTGCGCGCGGCCTTCTGCGGTTTCCGCCTCCTGCGTCTCTAGCAATTTGGTGCGCGTGGTTTCTAAAATCTCGTTGTAGCGCTCGTACTGTTCAAGGCTCAACAGGGATTTGCCGCGAAAACCAGCGAGGTTCTGCTGAATTGTGTCCAGCTCATCCAGCGCCTTGTTTACAGGGCTGATTTTATTCAGCAGCGCCTGTAATTCCTGCTTCTGCTCACGGAGGCTGGCCGAGCTTTTTTTCTGGCTCTCGGCACCAGCCCGAAAGCTGGAATTAAGGTCGTCGGCCTTTTTTGCAGCGCCGCCTGCCGTCTGCTGGAAGTCGTCCAGCGCCCTGTTTCCTCGCTCCAGGTCGCTGGTGTTTACGCGAAGGGAAATTGTGGCGATATCACTCATCCCGCCCCCTGATTTCATAAATCGTATTCAGCGCGGCGCGCTCCATCACGCGGATATCACGCAGGGCTGCCGCCTCGTCCTCTACGCCGTGTAGCTTCATCAGCCACGGCAAGACGTTGTAATCAAGGCCAGTTGCGCCATTCGCTCCGGCCCGCCACTGTGTGGCGCACGCCTGGAAGATACAGAACGCATCCCAGCAGTCGGGCCACACCTCGATCACTTCGTCGTCGAAGTCGTCCGCCGTCAGGCCAAAGGCGGCCAGTTCCTCGGCGGTCGGGTCAGGCGTATAGAACGCAGACGCAGCCCGGATCAGTTTTTTTCGCGGTTGCCCAGCAGTTCGCGATAGTAGGTTTCAGTGATGGCTTTCAGCGCGCCAGGGTAGTTGTTCAGCAGGATTTCCAGATTTTCGCGGTTGAACTCGTCAGGCAGCGCCCAGGCGGTGGCAATGTCGGCCACAAAGTCGATTGCTGTTTTTTCGTCGAGTTTTTCTATCTGCGCCAGTTGATCGAGCGGATAGTGTTTAAACGTGAAGGTCAGTACGCCATCCTCGGCACCAGCGCGCGGGATCTTCACGTCGGCTTTAAAGGTCGGGTTCGGGTGCAATGCAAATTTAGTCGTCATATTCGAATACCTTAGCGCCCCGTTGCGGGGCGCGTATTTATTTGGCTGCGGTGATCGTGACTTCGCAGGAGTCAGTGAAACCGCCATCGGTAGTGGTTGCCGTAATGGTTGCGGTGGCGCTCTCCGCTGCGTCTGCCGCAGCAGTTACGTTACCGCTGGCATCGACACTGGTGACGGCTTCGTCGCTGGATGACCATTCGACGCTTTTATCAGTCGCGTTTTCCGGCGTTACGTTCGCCTTAAGTTGCGCCTTACCGCCCGGTGCCAGCGACAGCGTTTTGTTATCCAACGTGACGCCAGTAACTGCCACCGGATCAGGCTTTGGGCTGCTGGTGTCCTGATCCTTGTAAAACGCCATATCCATAGACTTGACCGCGATAGAAACCTGTACCGTTTCCACGGCGTTAACGGCGGTCTGCGGCTGCGGGTCGAACGACGGCGTGCCGCTCCAGTAACGGGTTTCGGTGGCTTTCGGCACGTACATTTTCAGCGGCATCGTGTCGCCGCGACGGTCGGCCTTTTTCAGCACCTCATAAATCGGCAGGCTGGAATCGTGCGCCAGCGTGATGGTTTGCGTTTTCGCGGCCTTATAGGTTGCGATGTTGCGCTGGCGATCATCTTCCAGAAACTGAATCTGGATGTACTGCTGATCGCCGCCGGACTGCGAAAGCTCGGTAATCTGCGGGATCAGCGTCCAGGCGGTCACCTTGCGCAGCGTGCCGATACCGTTTCCCGGCGGAAAAAAGTTCTCATCGGACGAATCAATGATGCCGATCGTTACGTCGTTATCAGCGACAGCAGAGACGCGGGCCGGAAGATAGTTAATCAGCGGCCAGCCGGATGAGATCATTACCTCATCGCCAACGGCCAGACCGTGGCCTTCTTCGCAACTGAAAACCGCACCTTTGGCGTTAGAAACGGCGGTTACTTTGATTTCGTCGGCGAACTCAGAGCCAACCTGAATGGTTGAGCCGTTCGGAAGTTGAAAGCCCATTTTGGCCTCCTTGTGAAAGATGGAAATAAAAAACCCGGCGGGTGCCGGGTTAGCTGGAAATGTCAGCGCGGTAAGGAATGCTTACCGGGATCGAATAGCGGGTGTTTCGTGGGTTAAGCACGCCCGCATATATGGCGGGCTGGGAGCTTATCCAGCAGGCGAAGCCGTCGCCCTGCACGCTCTGCCCCTCCGGGAAAAGGGCGGCCACCTGGCGCGCCAGCGCGCGACCGGCACCCGTTCCGCTGCCGACCGGCACCACAACATTCACCTGAAAAATGCCGCTGTAGACGTGACAGGTCAGGCCGAGATCGAGCGTCTGCGGCGTGGCCGGAATGTCGAACGATTCAAGGAAAATGCCTGCGGGCTTGTCTGCCTGGCAGTTTTCAATGATGAGCGGGATTTGCTGCCCGTCGGCCCATGCGCCCAGCCGGGCATTCATGGCCGCGCCGATATCGGGGATCACGTTCGCACCTCCTGCGCAGCGGCATCAAAAAAACGCTGAAACTCTGCGGCGGTGATGCGCACCATGCCGCCGGGCGCCTGCTGTGAATGGCCCATTTCCAGCGCGTAGGCGTAGGGCAGGTTGTTAGTGAAGTAAACCGACGTCATGCCCACCTTAAACTGTTCAATCACCAGCGAGCCGCGCGCTATCGTCTCGCTGCCGGTCTTATCGACCGTAGCAAGCGTGCCGTCCGGCGCGTTATTGAAGCCCACCAGCCAGTTCCCGCGAAATCGCCCTGTATCCACGGGTGACATTTGCACTAGCCGGGCCAGAATGCGCAGGCTGGCAGCGCGTACCACCGTCTCCTGGTTGGACTTCGCCCTGTCCACAAAAGCATTTATGGAAGCCATAAACGCGGCGTTTTCGCTCATGTCATGCCCTCAGTTGCGCGCGGTAACACAGCACCAGATCGGCGGGTTTGACCGGGTTCGGGTTTACGATGCGGTATTGCGTGCCGTCGATATCCACCAGATCGCCCACCAGCAGCTCCTGATCGGCGGTAAAGACGATCCGCACGTCGCCACCGATGATGATTGTGCCGTCCACCTCTACGGGCTTGTAATCGCTGCGAACGCCGACGGCATCGAAGCGGATTTCTGGCCGGGCGTCCTCCACTCCGGCGATCACTTCAACCCCGCCGGGCCGGCTTATCGTCCAGGTCGTGCCGTAACCATGCAGTAACCGTTCGGCACTGCTTCGTTTTCGCTGATAGTTAACGGCCATTACGCACGCTCCGCCGTGGTGTTAATGGCAAATCCGCGCCCACCCACCAGATCACCCAGCACGACCATGACGGCAGGATAGGATGGCGTAAAGATGCCCCCGTCCGGTATGGCGTAAGTGGTGCTGACAGCGCCAGATACGGATTCGCTTTTCACGGGTGCCTCGCGGACGCTTGCGAGCAAGTCGCCCTCTATTGCCTCAACGGCCAGCATGCACTGCGCATTAATGACCGCTCGCGGTATCTCATCATCGGGTAGCTCATAGCCGTCGACATAGACACCGGCCCGCGGCCATGACAGCGGCTGCGTTGCGCTGGCGCGATGCCCATACCAGCTCAGCCCTTCCAGATAATCCATTGCCCTGATAAGCAGGGGCGCTGTTTTTTCCGGTAGTGCGATGTCTCGCGCTTCCGCAAACACCATCAAATCGGCTTCATTTGCATAACTGTTGAAGTCTGGAGAGGTGATATCTGTGTTGATCATAAAAAACCAGAATGGGGCTTTCGCCCCATGTGTTTATATTCAGGAAGATGCCGAGAACGTCAGCGTGTCGGTTTTTGCCGTTATCCCGTCAACTTCTGCGGTGACAGTAAACGCTCCCTCCGTGTCAGAGGTCAGCTTCACTTTTGCCCCACCAGCAGAACCCGTTGTGGAAGTATCAGCAGAGAGCTGGCCGCCATCAGATGACCATTTGACGGTCGCCCCCGGGATGCCGCTGCCGTTTCGTGAGTATTTCAGAGAGATAGTTACCGCATCAGTATTGTCAGCAGTCGCGGTGGTTTTATCTGCTGACAGCATTACTCCCCCGGCGCGGACTCCAGCTTGATCAGCACACCTGCGGTGGATTTATTACTGGTAAAGTGCTTCTTCCAGTTCTCGCCAGTACCAATTTTGGTTAAATCCGGGTTGCTGCCACCGGCAGTTGCATCCCAGCTGTAGCCCAGCAGTTCAATGTTTACGGTGCCTTCGGCACGATAACCCACTGCCAGGTTCTCCTGGTCATTGATGTTGTAGGAACGGAAACCAGGCGCCTGAGATTCAACAATAGTTACCGCACCGGCCACCAGCCCCAGGATGGCATCGGCATCCATCGAGTCAGTGACCAGCACCGGTTTACCCAGCGTTCCAGGCTGGCCGCCGTAGACAACCACACCCGCTTCTTCGTAGATTTTGTCCGCAATCGCTTTATCCACGATGTCGAAATAAGTGGCGGAATGCATCACAAAAAGCACGACGCGGTTAAATTTATCGCCGTATTTACGCAGGCCGCGCGTCAGCGTTTTCTTGCCGTCAGTATCAATGTCAGCAGTAACCACCATATCCGCATTGGCTCCAATCGCCGCGATCAGGCTTTTCAGACCATACTTCACATAACCCTCAAGCGTGGCATCGGCCACATCAACGCCGATAACCTCCGAGAATTCGCTCACATCGCGACCACGACGCTTGAACGCCTCTTCAGTTGTTTCATACGGGCCATATTTCCACGGTGCTTTGACAGAAACGGCCTCACCGGCACCGATTTTTTTGCCGGTTACTTTATCCGTGGAATTCACATCACGCGCTTCAATGCTGCCGCCGACCTGGTAGAAGGCGCGTTTACGAAAATCGCCTTCAATCAGCTCGTTATCAAGCTGAATGGCACCGTTGGATGCCTGGTTGAAAACTTCAAGGTTGTCCTGTCGGCGCTCAAGAAAGGCGGTTTGCGCCAGATCGTCATAAATAACCAGATCGGAATTTACAGTAGTCATGAATTAACTCTCTTATTTTGGCAGTCGCAGATAGGCCTGCTGACCATGTTTACGGATATAGGCAGCTTTATCGCTGGCACTCATTTCGGAACGTTTCAGGCTGCCGATTGCGCTCTGCTTATGACCACCCGCGCCCGTACCCTCGGCACGTGGAAACAGGTGTGGGGCGGTTTCCTTGAGCGACTCCGCCCACTCTTCAGGGGTGAGAGGGGTTTTGCCGTCCTTGCCGAACAGGATGTCGCCATTCGCATCAACGGCCACGGCCTCGCCTTCGTCGTTGAGCTGGAATGTGCCCTTTGCCCGCAGGATCAGATCGTCCGATGCTTCTGCCAGCGCCCCGGCTTTTGCCGCAGCGGTGCGGATAGCATCAGCCAGAACCCGGTCACGGAATTTACTGGAAAATGCCTCAGCTTTTTCTGCGCGTTCGTTAGCGGCTTTGATTTGCTTTTCAACGTCCGCACGCAGGCGTTCGGTTCGCTTGTTAAGCACTTCGTCAATTTTCCCGGCAGCAATCAGCTTTGCCTCTTCGTCGTCGGAAAAACGCTTCAGAATGCCCCTGACAGCTTCGGGATCGATGCCCTCAAAGCTTGCCAGTGCCTCTTTTTGTTGTTTGATAGTGCCCAGCAGTTCTGAATTTTTATTTTTAAGCCCGGTAACAGCGCTGTTAACCCGTTCATTGATGATGCTCTCAATTTCGGGCGTGATTTCCGGAGTGTTTACGCCGTCACCGGCACCACCACCAGCACCGCCGTCATCACCTGCCGCTGCGTAATATTTGATGAACATATTTCGAAAATACATAGTGCTCCCCTCGGGAATGTTGCGGGCTTCGCCCAATAAAAAAGGCCGCCTTGGGCGACCTCATCGTGTCCGGAATACGTTGCCGGACGGGATTAAGCTACATCTGTCTGTTTCAACCTAAGTCACTTAAAAAGCGTGACTGTCACGCTCCCGTAATTGCTCAAGCGTCAGCCATTCTCCTTTGTCGTTAAAAAATTCATCGAAGGTTATCTCCCCGTCGCGCATCATTCTGGCTCGGTTTTCTCCCAGCACCTGTACCTGTCTGGTGTAGGGTTGTCGCTGAAGCCATTCACCGTATGTCGAGCCTGCCGGTACCTGGCCGTCCATTGATGCACGCGTGCCCTCGTCCATGTCATCCACATCAATCCCCAGCTCACGCCATGATTTCAGCACCAGCGTTTCTGTGGAGCGACAGCAGAAGTGGATTTTTCCCGGCCCCTGCAGATACGGAATCTGATGTCCGACCGGCTTATTGTCGAGCGTGTACTGGTGGCGATCCCTGACCATACAAAGCGGCGTGGTTCTGTTATCCAGTGTTGACAGCCACTGTTTACAGTCGATGATGTCGCTGTTAGCCTCCGCGAAGCTGTTGCGCGCTGTGGCTGCGAGGTGACTAACCGCAGTTCTGGCAATGCTCATCGCGTTAGCCCTGCTCATCTGAAGCGCGCCATCCCGGTAACCACGGTTTACATGCCCCCGCACATGGCGTGCGATCTCTTCGGTAGTATCCCCCGCCAGATAGCCACGCCGTACCGCGTTGAGTATCCGTGTCATCCTGTCGGCCTCAAGGCCGCTCACCCATTCATTGAGCAGCCGCCCCTGAAGTGGCTGGGCCATTGCAGCGGCATAAACCATTTCCGGAGTGATGGCCTGTAACGGATAATGTTTCAGAACAGGATCGGGGAGCAGCGCGTCAAACAGGCTCAGCTGATAGCCCGCCTCATGGCGCGAGAATTCCATGAGTTCGTCAGACAAACTGTCCTGCATTGCAGTGACAGCCTGCCGGTTTAGCACTCTCACGCTGCCCAGAAGGGATTCAAAGCGTTTAACGGTAAACCCCTCATGCGGCATTTCATCCAACGCCACCAGCAGGCGTGCTGACAGCTCGGCATCTGTGTCATTGAGTGTCTTCAGCATCCGGTTCGCCACACCGGCACCGTAACGCGATACCCAGATGGCATGCGCTATAGCTTCATCACGCAGGCGTTCGTTAACTGTTGACACGATTACCACCCAGCATCCCAGGTTCACGATTATGCAAGGCATCAATAACATCATTCGGATTATCTGCCGGATCGATAATATCCAGCCGCTGCATTACCCGAACCATATCAGTGTCACGCAATGCGCCGGTCTGCCATGCAGAAACAATGGCGGAAAGCATGCCGGAATCGGCAACGCGTGCGATGAACTCCTGATTGACTGTGTATGTCGCGTTTTGCTCCTGCCCCATATAGCGGCAACACCAGTTCGTTACCCGTGAATAGGCTTCTGAAACATTCGATACGCATATGCCCAAGACAGAGGTGGATGCGGACTGCTCTCCGCTGGCCTGCGTTGCGGTTTTTGTTGCGCTGCTTTGCTCGATGAGCCTCGCACCCAGGGCGATCATGTAATCACGCTTACTGTCCATGGCTTCTTTAGCCAGCATGTTGGGTTGCGCCTGGGCGTAACCAAAACTGCCCTCTTTGGGCAGCAAAAGCGGCGAGCGTGAGCCAACTTTGACTTTTTGTTTTTCCAGGTTGTCGCGCCAGAGCGTATCCAGCCCGGAAATCCAGGGCTGAATCTGGCCGCAGAAGAACACGCTGTCCTCATAATCAGCACTGTTGCGGTAGTGTCCCAGATTTATTTCAGCCAGCGCCGCAAGTGGGGATTCATCAATCGTCTCGTCGTTATTTTGTGCCCCGACGAACGTGAACGGGATTTCATCCCAGTATTGTTCCCCTTTAGGACGGGGATAATACTCGCTGCTGATTTCATACGGGCCACTGCGGGTTTCACCGCCGCGGCGCCATACCCGGCATACAAAGCGCCCCTGTTCCAGAGCCAGCTCACGGTACTGGATGCTGTCCTTGTAGCCATAGCCATCCGGGATTTCCATGCATTCGCGCAGTACCACCAGCACCAGGTGATTTCGCCCGTTAATGCGTTCAGTTCGCCAGTTGATAATATTCTCGGCCTGATAGCTGAGAATAATGGCTTGCTCGCCATCTTCTGCATAATCAACGTAAAGACCATGCCGACCGGCCTCCAACACATTTTCAAGAACGCTCTGAGATTGTTGGTAAATGCTGGTTCCGGCACCATCGGCGTTGTCTATCAGATATTCCAGCTTTGCCGGTACGGTAAATGTCGGATCTTTGCGAAACGCCATACCCAGCAGCCCGATTTTTGTATTGCCGGTTATGGTGTAGAAAACAGCACGGGCACGATAATCCTCATTCCGTTTTCTGTTACGTGCTGATTTATCGGTCGGATCGAGCATCGGCAGATAGATATGCCCCTTGCGTTTTATCGCATCAGCTCCCCTGCATACATCGCGAACCATTGTCCACAATTCACATGCTTCCTTATGCTCGGGGCGCACAAAAGTAATATCGTGGTTTGACATCAGAAAGTGGTATCCAGTGAGATTGAGAAGGCTGGTTTAACGATGGGGAACTGTTTCACTATGAAATAACCAGCCCCGTCGTTGGGGTGGTCATTGCCGCTCTTTTTATCGGGCTCCCCGTTTTTATCCCACACCTGTTGTTCAAGACAGTCGGCATAGACCGGGCAGCGGGCTACGTTTACCTTATAGCGCCGTTCACCTTTGGCATTACAGAACATGGCATTCATGGCGTTGATGCGGTCTTTTACTGGCGGGTTTGCCTCATCGACAATGACGTTGAACCCTGCCTGGCGAAGCTGCGCTATATCAGTTTTGCTGGCGTTATTGGATTTTCTGGAATCGCCCGAAGCATCCGGGTAAATGTAAATTTCGCGCACCTTGCGGTAATCATTGCCGTCATGCAGCCAGAAACGCTCCTTGATGATGCGTATCATGTCTGGTGTGTCGTATGCGTTGATAATTTCTGTCACGGCATGAGGTAAGCCATACCGCAGCACATGAACAATCCCGGCCATCTTCCCGACGTTAAAGTCCATGCCGATATAGAGAGGCTCACCAGGCTGCTCTTCTTCGGTGGAATTATTCAGAATCCGGTCGAACTGGTGGTAAATGGTGCCGCTAGTCAGGTTGGTGAACTGACCGTTCAGGTACGCCTTAATTAACTCTGACGGATAGCTCGCCATCAGGGAGGGAATGTAATCCTCCGGCAAGTTCTTTGCGTTATCAAACGTGGAAGCCTGTACCAGACCATAAAGGGATTTAAGCTCCGGTTTTTCCCTGACTGCTTTGACAAACTGGTTATAGACAAACTTAAAACCTTCCGGCGTCGTCGTGACATCTATGCCGTTCCGTAAACCCACTACTTTGTAACGCATTCGCGCGATGATTTTACGCCAGGCGTGCCGGGCCTTATCCGCTTTCAGTACGTCCAGCTCGTCCACCAGCGCGTTACCGATTTTGAAGCCGACAATGGTCTCCGGCTTCTCCATAGAGCGGCAAATGGTTGTTCCTCTGTAAATCCGACCTTGATAAAAATGCACCTCTTTGTTGCTCTCGCTGACCTGTACCTTCAGGCCCCAGTCATGAGCTACCTCTTCAACGGTTGGGTAAAAAATGTCACGGATTTGTGGGTACGTTGGCGCGAAATAGCCCTGGTTGATTCTGGGAAACTCCCAGAAGCCTTTGCAGAGACCACCACAGCCAACCCACGTTTTGCCCGAGCCGAACCCGGCGACATACGCTTTAAATTTCACATTCATCGCAAGGAAGCGCGACTGGGGCACGTTAAGCGTTGGTGATATTTCCATCGTCACCCTCTGCTCGTGCATCCACTACGTTGATGTTAATAGCTACTGGCGTTGGTTCGTTTTGCTCCGGCTCCGCAGCCAGCTCCTTGCGTAGTTTGTCGGCATCAAGCGTTGCTTTCTCAGCAGAAGCCATTCGATGTTCGATAGCGGCTTTGGTCAACTCCAGGGACTCTATCCTCGAAGTATTTCGGTGCATGGCCTTTTGCGCTGCACCGATGTCTTCCAGCAGCGTTTTCCTTTCCTCGTCTTCAGCGTATTCAAGCGCAGCGCTCCAGCGGCCAATGTTCTCAGCAACTGTCAGGTTCGCAGCCCTGAGCCAGAAAAGTTCGTCGTCGAGGGTAAGCAATGCCGCGTCCTCAGAAACTGCGTCGGACAGAAGCATTCGCCGCGCGTAACCACCATGCCTGAGCGCGTGCTGGTTACCTGGCCGAAAAGCATTTGTTGGCGGGGACGTTCGCTTGCCGCGTATCGGTTTCGCTACTGAGGCAGGTGATGGCCTCGCCCTTTTGGAGTTCCTCACCCTTTCGGTACCAGTCGCGCTTTTACCGCGTTTCTCTTTCTGCGAATGCGCATTCTTATTCGCAGTTTTCTTTTGCGAATTCGCACTACCATTCGCAATTTTGATGTGTCGCTTTGCTGTGGAGTAATTCAGCCCTCGCGCCTCACACCATTGTCTCGGAGAGATACCCGTTCTGGCATGGTCGGCGAGGAACTGGTTTTGCAGCGCTCCCCAGTCCGGTCTTGCCATATATTTCTCCTTTAACCATTATCAAGCCTACCCGCCGAATGGGTTCTGTAATGGCTTCTAATATTTCTATCGGGTGAAAATTTATCAGGCGAACAATCTTGAGAGCTTTGTTCCGCAGGGATTCACTCTCCCCTCGGTCTATTAAACTGCGCCAGTCAGCTATCTATTCAGCGCAAACAAAAAAGGCGACCTCAGGTCGCCTTCATGTGTTCTGTCAGGAGTTATCCCGTTATTCAGTTACTTCGCTTTTGCTCACAAGAAACACGCTTACACCGCTAACAGAGCATTCTTCAGCAGAAGCATCGTTCTTAGTGATGAGTTCATAACTCTTCCCTGCTTTGTCATGGAAGATAAAGCGATAAATTTCAGTGTAGATACCGTCTTTTTTCTTTTCAGCTGCGAGGAAGGTCTTGCTGGTTGTAGAGGTATCGAACTGCGCAATATCTACGATCTTCTCATTCTTCAGCCATGTTCATAGGCCATGAAGCACAATCAGGTGCGGTAGCCAGTACTAAAAGCAGGCAATAGGCAATCTTAATATATTCCCCCCTTCCCAGTCGCCTGCATAAGCCACAGGCAAGGCCCAGTCTTAGATCTGACCAGTGCTTGTGCTGCGGTTGTTATTAGCCTTACTGTCTGGTACGGCAGTTACACCAAATAACACGCAATAAAAAACCGCCCGGAGGCAGCTTTAGAGTTTCTGGCATTTTGGGCTGAGTTGCCTCTGGATGCTTTCAGGATCTCCTTTCGCCAGCACTATTTTATTGGTACTACCGCTCAGGAGAGTAAAGAGGCCCAGCGACTGATCTTGTGCGTGAACCTCTACACTGATAGCCCCGTCCAAGTGACGGAAAACACGCTGAAGGATATCGTCACCTTCGATTTCCAGATACTCCATCCCCTCCGCCTCATTAAAGGCTCTTTTCGCTTCAAGCGGCGGTGTTTCGCTGCCCACGATTGTCACAATTACATTTTCCATACCTTACCTTTAATTACCATG